GCCGAGATGAACAAGTCCACGTGGCTACAAATAGCTTGGTGTGTCGGGAGCTCGGTCTTGATTGGAGTCCTTCTCTTGACAAGCTCCGTAAAGCAACTATCAATTGGGTGATGCAGCCTCTCAAGGCTAATAACCCCAATAAATATCTGAACAAAAAATTTTGGCTGGAATCCAGTGATCGCCTGATGTACGAAGGTAAAGCACCTGAGCTTGCCGACACCAAACGAGCACGTATGCCAGCGTTCTTTGAACATGCAAACCCAAATCTCCCACAGTATGCCTAATTTTGGCCTTACTGTTAGGCGTCTTCTGGAAGAACTAGAAGATGTCTTTCCACCAGTTAACCCTACTCCTGAGACACCACTAAACCAGATCATGTATCGAGCTGGTCAAGTTAGTGTGTTGGAGTGGATCTCAAACCGACTCGATGAGGACACTTAATTATGGGCGGCGGACGACGGCGCGAACATCACAGACGGGAAGAGGCTAAGCGAGAAGCGACTCGCCAAGCTAATGAATTTGAACGTCAACTTCAAGCACAAGATAAACAAAACCAAGCTTTGATTGAAGCACTTAAACCTGGCGAGCAAAAGTATACGCCACCTCCGGCAAACACTGGTGCTCTGTTAGGTATGCGCGGTGTGAAACCACGTACTGCACGTAAGTCCAGTGCTCTCGGTTCACGTCGTGGTATTGCACAGCTTAGGATCCCACTCAATGTCGGACAATCATCCGGCGGTACAAATATCGGCTAAGTAAATGAACGCAAAAAGCAGGTACGATCATCTAACCAGTGACCGGCAACACTTCCTTGACATTGCGGTTCAATGCTCTGAGCTTACTCTTCCTTACCTCATCCAGCGCGATGAGACCAGGCCAAACTATCAAAAACTAACTCAACCTTGGCAAGCAGTTGGTGCTAAAGGTGTGGTAACGTTGGCAGCTAAACTTATGCTAAGTTTGCTTCCTCCTCAAACCACGTTCTTTAAACTGCAAGTCCGTGACGACAAACTTGGGACGGAGTTTCCGCCTGAAGTCCGTAGCGAACTTGATCTAAGCTTTGCTAAGATTGAACGTATGGTGATGGATTCGATTGCTGCTTCTAGTGATCGCGTCGTTGTTCACCAGGCGCTCAAGCATTTGGTTGTTGGTGGTAACGCCTTGATCTTTATGGGTAAGGAAGGTCTTAAGCATTATCCATTGAATCGTTACGTGTTAGAACGTGATGGCAACGGTAACGTAATTGAGATCGTCACCAAAGAACTGATCAACAAAAAACTTCTGCCAAAAGGTTTGGTAGATGAAACAAAACCTGACAGTGTAGTAGGCTCATCCCTGCACGGTGATGATGTTGAAATCTACACGCACGTCAAACTAGACAACAATCGTTGGGTTTGGCATCAAGAAGCATTTGACAAACGCATTCCTGGCAGTGATGGTAAGGCACCCAAAGACGCAAGTCCTTGGTTGGTCCTGCGATTCAACACTGTCGATGGTGAGAGCTACGGCCGTGGTCGCTGCGAAGAATTCCTGGGTGACCTGAAGTCACTCGATGCACTCTCTCAGTCCCTCGTAGAAGGCTCTGCAGCAGCCGCTAAGGTCGTGTTCGTGGTATCACCCTCAAGCACTACCAAACCAGCCACCATCGCCCAAGCAGGCAACGGTGCGATCGTTCAAGGTAGACCCGAAGACATCGGTGTTATCCAAGTGGGTAAGACTGCTGACTTTGGTACTGCCATGACGCTCATGCAACAACTCGAACGGCGTTTGGCAGAAGCGTTCTTGGTCCTTACTGTTCGTCAATCTGAACGTACGACTGCAGAGGAGGTACGCCTCACTCAGTTGGAGTTGGAACAACAACTAGGTGGATTGTTCTCCCTGTTGACTAATGAGTTCCTTGTTCCGTATTTGAACAGAAAACTTCTTATTCTTCAACGTACAGGTGAGCTGCCTAAGATTCCTCGGGATCTTGTTAGCCCCACAATTGTTGCTGGTATCAATGCTTTGGGTCGCGGTCAAGACCGTGAATCCTTGACTAACTTTATCGGGACTATTGCACAAACACTTGGTCCCGAAGCTATGATGAAGTACATCAACGCTGATGAAGCAATCAAGCGCCTAGCTGCTGCACAAGGTATTGATGTTCTTAACCTCGTTAAGAGTATGGATCAGCAGCAACAAGAGAAAGATGAAGAGTTGGACCGTGAAGATGAAATGGCACAGCTTCAAGCTGCACCAGGTCTTCTGAAGGCACCTCTGGCTGACCCCTCTAAAAACCCCAACGCGGGTGACCTTGTAAATTCTGTGATGGGTGAGGCCATCGTTCCCCCTACTGAATAAATATGGCTGAAATCATGACCTATGATTCGACCAATGATTCCGTTGTTTTGGAATCAATCGAATCTAATGAAGCTGAAGCACTCGCCATTGGCGAAGAGCTGATGGCACAGCAAGAACAGCGGCTTGCTGGTAAATATAAAAACGCTGAAGAGCTTGAGCAAGCTTACCTTGAACTTCAAAAGAAACTAGGTTCTAACAACGCTGACGATACTGAAGAAGGTGAAGCAGTAGAAGACGAACCTGAGCAGGAAGAGGTAAGTGAAGATGCTCAAGTTGATTTCTTGTGGGAAGTCAATGATGAACTCGCTGAAAGTGGTGAGCTGTCTGAAGAGACTCTGGCTAAATTTGACCAGATGTCAAGCCGTGAATTGGTAGATGCTTGGATGCGTTACCAAGGTACGATGGACATCAGTGAGCCTTCTGCTGGCCGTGAGATGTCAGAGACTGAAATCAATGAAGTCTACAATGCTGCTGGTGGTGTAGAAGAATATCAACAGCTGGTCAGTTGGGCTGCTGAAAACTTCTCAGAAGAAGAAGTCAGCGCCTTTGATTCAGTTGTTGAATCTGGCAACACTGCTGCTATTAAACTAGCCTTGCAAGCTTTACAGTACCGTTACAAAGACAACATGGGTTACGAAGGAGAAATGATTCAAGGCAAGCCTGCACAGACCCGTGATGTATTCCGTAGCCAAGCTGAGCTTGTTCGTGCTATGAGTGATCCTCGTTATGACAGTGACACTGCTTATCGCATGGAAGTCATGAATAAACTAGATCGCTCCGACCTTAACTTTTAATGAACGACACAAACATCTGGGCTAAAGAGCCACCCCTCATTATGACTGATCATCCCTACGGTGTCCCACACAACGAACGAGCTGAGCAGCTTAACGGTCGCCTTGCTATGCTTGGCGTCATGGCTGCTCTTGGCGCTTACGCGCTGACTGGTCAAATCATTCCTGGTATTTGGTAATGCCTTACGGTCCTGGAACCTATGGTTCTAAGAAAGGTCGCCCACCTGTAAAGAAGGGTACTAAAAATGGCGGTAAAAAAAAGTAGCACGAAAAGTGTTAGCTTAAAAATTGGTGCACACAAATCGCGGACTGGTGGCTTGACAGCTGCCGGTCGGCGTAAATACAACCGTGAAACTGGATCAAACCTCAAGGCTCCACAGCCTGAGGGTGGTCCACGTAAAAGGTCCTTCTGTGCCAGAATGTCTGGCAATCCTGGACCAATGAAAGATGAGAAAGGCCGCCCCACCCGTAAGGCACTTGCTCTACGAAAATGGAAATGCTAACCATGAGCCTTTACGAAAACATCAACAAGCGTAAGAAGGCTGGTACTTCTCGCTCGAAAAAGAACTCAACTGTCAGTCCTAAGGCATACGCCAACATGAAGGCTGGCTTCCCCAACTCTAAGAAAAACAAACTCAAAATCAAATGAAAATCCTTGCTATCCTCCCCGCAACCCTGATTGCTGCTGCTCCCGCATTCGCTGGTCCTTATGCTAATGTGGAAGCTAACTCTGGTTTTACCGGTTCTGACTACAGTGGTACTACGACTGACTTCCATGTCGGTTACGAAGGTTCCTCTGGTGTGCTTGGCTATTACATCCAAGCTGGTCCTTCTGTGATTTCGCCTGATGGCGGTGAAGCAGAAACCAAGTTCACTGGTAAGACTGGTGGTTCGGTTGCTGCAAGTGAGAAGCTTGATGTGTACGGTGAAATTAGTTTCGCTGCTGACACTGTTAATTCCTATGGCACCAAAGTTGGTGTGAAGTATAAGTTCTGATAAAGTATAGGGCTGGACTGGACAAGCGCCTTGCCAGCCCTTTCAAAGTGCGCTCATACATACCCGAACAAACAACCGCACTTACTACTTTAATGGCAGCCTCAATCGCTCTAAAAAAACAGTCAAGTGCCTGGGATCAATTTTGTGACTGGGTAACTTCGACTAAT